TATTTATAAACTTTTCTGATAACGTAAACTTTTCCATTCTGTACCCTTATAATCTTTCCTAGTAACATAGATAAATATAATATATATTAAATCTAAATTACGATTTATTCAAATCCGCTGACTTTTTTTTCCATATCGTTATATTTGTTCTTCAATTCTTTTCTAAGAAACTCTTGACTATTATTCATCTTATCTTGAGCCTCTTTTCCGAACTGACTACTACCCTCGTGTATCTTTACGACACCAATATTTGTATTAATTGTAGATGGATAAGTAACACCATCTATACCAAATCTATTTTTGATTACATGAAACCTACCTGTATTTGCAATCTTATCTTCAACCTTACGACTCATACTCATAACAAAGTCAGCTGTCATCACCTTACTATAGTCTTCAGCAACTTTATCAGCACCAATCACATCTTCTTCTAGAGCTGACCTATTAGCCTGTGATGCAGTCCATATTGGAATCTCTAACTCACCAGCAAGTCCTCGTAAATCTTCATAGATGTTACCTATAGCATGTCTCTTCTCTTTAAAATTTCCTGTTGGCATTAGGATATCAGCATAATCTACTATAACCATGTCAATATCTACACCACTTAACTCTATCTGTTTAAGATGAGAACCTAATGTCTGAACTGAAGCAGCTTTGGTTGGAAAATATTTGATAAGTAACTTACCAGGTAACTGTGATAACTTTTTTTCTACATCTTCTTTATGATATTTTATATTAGCTGTAGTTACACCACTAAATATAGAATCATATCTAAGTCCCACATAATTTTCATTTAACTCTAAAGAATAATGTACAACAGTTTTACCTTTTTTTATTACTTCTGAACCTAGAGCTTGTAATGTCCATGATTTACCAATACCAGCAGGAGCTACAATAACACCAAGTTCTCCAGCTCCAAGACCACCATCTGTTATATCATTAACAACATCCCAAGGAGTTGCAACTGTAATCCTAGCAGACTCCTCTAACCTCATCTCTAACGATGGGATATAGTCATGACCTAAATCTCTAGTTGTACCAGCCTTCATAGCGTTATCTATAGTAGATTTTATACCATCATAGTCTTTATTCTCTAACATATCAACAGACTCAAGAATAGCGTTTTTCAATGTCTGATTCTTACAAAAATCTAATGTTTCTGATTGAACAAATTCTAAATCTGTAGCTTCTATGTTTTTCCAAACATCTCTTAATTTTTCTACTACACCTGATTTAAGTACATCATTATCTATCTCATCTATTTTATATTTTACTACTTCTAAGGTAGGTTGTTTTTTATATTCGTAAAAGTATTCTCTAATACTCTTTACTAACCACTTATTAGAATCAGAATCAAACATATCTGGTTCTAATATATCACTAATAGTTTGAATGAACTTTACATCACTCATTAGTGAAGCTATAATTTTTGATTGGAACGATGTTCCAAATTGTGTTAATGTTTCACTCATTTACTCTCCTTTCTAAAAACAAAAATGGGCTCATACTTATAACCAGCCCCCATAACACTTGATAAAGTTAGTTGTACAGTATCCTCTTGTACAAATCCTAACTCTTTTGAAATCCTTACAGTTTCTTCTTCTATAAACTTATATTTTGGTGTATTTGCAATGTTGATTAACATATACTTATTTTCTTTTAATCCATTATAACAATTTTGAATGGTCTTCTTCAGAAATCCATTTACCCATTTATTTTCCGTAGGGAACTTAACAAAACTTTGTGTACTTTCCAAGCTATATTTTTCAGTATCAAAGTATGGTGGTGAAGTAAAACATAAATCAAGAGATTCTTTTAATGGTTTATATTCTTCACTACCGAGTTTATAAATATTAACTTGTTTTCCCAAATACGAAAAATCTTTTTTAATCTTTAGAAGTCCATCATATGTTTTACTAGATGGTTCTGTACCAATGTATTGTTTGGTATTAGAAGATGCTAGAAATCCAAGTAATCTACCACCCCAACCACAAGACATATCCCAAACAACATCACCACCAAATTTTTCATAAATTACTTTAGCAGCAGTTGGTCTAAAATTACTTACACCTTGTGAACCTTGATATAATTTTAAACATTGTCTAAATCTATTTTCAGTAAACTTATTAGCTCCATAATTAAGTTGCCAAATCCAAGTCTTTCTAATTATACCTTTTAGCATTTTATCGTCATTGAAATATCCTATTGGTGGCATCTTAGAACTACCACATTGAACATCAACCCAATGTGGAAAGTAGTTCCAAGCCAATCTTAAAGCGTGCATTGTCTGAATAATCTGATTATCTATGAAAATGTTGTTTACGTCAAACTTTCTAAGTTTTTTCATATGAGTATATTTCTCATCCTCACGTACAGTATAATGTGGGAAACCATGTTCACGATAATATTTAAATATTATTTCTACACCATCTTCTATATCAACGTCATTAATATTATTAGTAACTCTGTGATATTCTAACTCAAGAGAATCTATATCTAGAAATTTATTTAATACTTCGTAATCTACACTCATTTATTATGTGTCTTTTCTGCGTAATGATTTAATTGATTAAAATTAGTTAACAACCAACTTGTTACATTAGGAAGTGCTGTAAATAACTTATCTTCCAAGAACATTTTTTCAAACTGAAACTTAATTAACCTATTAATTGGTTCATTAACTCTCTGTATTATTTTTGTTTTAGTAGAACCAGATATATCAACATCTGATAGTTGCATTAACTTATAATTTAGTTCTATAGTATCTTTATGTTCTGGTAATTCATTTAAAACCTCATCCATCTCTACTATACGATTTTCACTAAGAAATGGTAACTTCTTTTGTATTGTTTTTAGTCCAAGACCACGAACACCACTAATATTATCTGATTTATCTCCATCTAATACTCTATACCAAATAAGATTGTGAGATGAAATACCATACTCATTAAGAACAGCATCTTCATCATACATTTTCTTCTTGGTTGGACTCCAAATTTTTATTCTACCATTAGCTAATTGTAAAAAGTCTTTATCTGTAGACATAATAGTAATTTGGGAATCAGTAAGAACTTGTCTACAGAGATACCCTATAGTGTCGTCAGCTTCGATGTTATCGTAAGATAATACAGTTACAGGTAATGTATCCAAGTATTCAACTACACGTTGTATCTGCATAATCATGTTCATTTTCTCATCATCTTGTGATGCAAAACTATTGGAACGATTTACTCGATACTTTGTTCTTCTGTTTTGTTTATACTCAGGATATATCTTGCGACGGCGATTAGAACCACCCTTACCATCAAAAGCAATGATGACACGAGTGGGTCTAATCATATTTATGGTATAACCAATACTTCTCAAGAAACCAACTATTCCACCAATGTGAATACCATCCTCATTGGTAGTTGGTATAACACTAAACACTCGGATAAACGTGTTTAGGCCATCTATAATTAGTACTTTGTCATTTGGTTCTCCACCGTCAATAGAACCGCCATTTTTCTTTATCTCATCGAGAATAGACAAATATTTAGCATTACTCACTTACTTCCTCTTCAACTACAACGTCATCGATACCAAAGTTCTTTTCATATTTAAGAACTACTTTATTACAAATAAGTTCGTAACAATATGCTTTGAAGTCTTCATCCTCTAGATATTCAGCCCAATCTTTAGATTGAAACTTAATCTCCTTACCATTGTGGTCATCCATAGTGTACCAAGCACCACCTTGTTTTACAAGTTTGTGTTCTTTCATAACGTGTAACCAACTACCTTCGTTATCAATACCACTCTCAAAGTAAAGTTCAAAGTCAGCATGTCTCATGGGTGGCCCAAGTCTGTTCTTTATGACTTGTGCTCTCATCTTCATACCGATAGTGTTTTTCTTAGTATCTTTTATCTGACCAACATTCTTTAGTCTGATACGAGTTGAAGCGTGAAATGGTAATGCTTTTCCACCACTTGTAGTCCATGGATCTCCAAACATTACACCAAGTTTCTGTCGTAACTGATTTGTAAATACCAAAGCTATTTTCTGTCTACCAATCATCTGAGTAATCTTTCTCATAGCTTTAGAAAGTATAATAGCCTTAGAAGTAGCCCAACCATCTTTGTCGAACTCTGCTTCTAATTCTACTTTTGTTGTAGCGGCAGCTAATGAATCTACTAGGATAGTTACTAATCTATCTTTGTCTGATTCACGAACCTTAGCGACTATCTCTTCGATAGCTGAAAATATATCTTCTACTGTTTCTAAGTGTAGATATAACATACTCTCAACATCAACTCCGATAGCCTCAAGGAAATCAGTACTAACTGCAGTTTCTGTATCTATATAAACAGCAACACCACCCTTTTTCTGTGTTTCAGCAAGTACGTGAGCTCCAATTAAGGATTTACCACTACTCTCTAAACCATTCAATTCGGTTATTCTACCAACAGCAATCCCACCATCAGGTCGGTTTGATATTGCCAAGTCCAACATGGTTGAACCAGTAGAAATAAAGTCTTTGATATCAGTAGGTGTTGTGTCTGAACCATCAAGGAAATATGCTACTTTCATGTCCTTGAATTGTTTATTAATGGTGTCGGCTAAGACACCAGCTAAGTCATCTCTAGTTGACATATAGTTCTCCTATAAAATAAGGGTGGTTCCATCATCAGAGCTTTTACATGCATGGATATGTGGTTTTAACCCAAACCACCCTATATTTTTTTTATTTAGTTATTAAATAAGTCGTCAAATGCATCTGAAGTTTCTTTAGAACTATAAGCAGCACTTGGAGTAGCTACTTTTGTCTCTTCTTTAGATTCTTCTTCAGTTGTAGAATCACCATTTAGGTATTCATTCAACGCTTGAGTTAGGTCATCATAAGATTGTTCTTGATATATATCAGTAATATTCTTTTGATTCTCTGTTAAAGACTCAAGTAAAGATGCGTCTTCTGTAATAGGAGTCTGATTAGGTTTGACTCTAATTGAAGTCGATGGATACTGTGCACCAGTTTCCTCGGCTGTTTTGAACTCTACAGCAATATCACGTCCACTTACTGCATCTGTGATATCACCATAATCTGGATCTGCGATTATAGAAAGTAGTTCTTGATAAACTGTTTTTCCAAATCCCCAAAACTTAACACCTTGTGATTCCTCACCACGTACAATAACAGGAGCATATGTCCTCATCTTTGCTTCAACTTTTCTACCTAGACGATAGTCATCTTTTGAACCAGTTCCTTTTAATTTCTGAGCGAACTCTTCAATCGGGTCTGGTCTACCAAATGATGTTGGTGAAAGATAATTCTTTC